CGTAGCTGTACCGTCATTCCAACCTATAGATGTATCATCTCTATTAGGAAAGCCTGTATAGTGGTTAGTGTCTGTAGCTGTTTTAAGGAGAAGGTATCTTAAATCGTGATCTTCATTCGTTCCCCCAACATCCGGCATATCAGAAAGATCGTCGTGAGCAATAGTTTCTGTTATATCTTGAACTGCATCAAGATTACTAGTAAAAGGATTAAATTTCCACTCTAAAGGCATTTATGTCCTCGTAATGCTGTCTAATATGTTAGATGTATACGCTAAAGTTAAAGTAGCTACCGTTGAGCCGCCAGACCCACCTAGTTTATATAAAACAGTTGTTAGGTCAACACCAGTGTACGCTAGACCTATGTAATCATACTTTTCTGTTACTAGTCCCGCACCTCCAGCTGCCAATGCGGTGGTTCCCATAGGAGTCGCCCAACCCCATATTCGCACGTTGTCTGCGCCGACGCTCCCCTTAATATATATGCTATGGCGCTGATCTACATTTACCGTCACAGACTCTCCCGGCTTAACCTCGCCGGCCAACGTAGCTCCGTCATAACTAAATGAAACCGTTTCTGTTGTAGAATCATTTGTTATGTTTATAGTAGAAAGGAATCCGCCAAACACCTTCTCTACATATAAATTAGTCAGCGTGTATTCATCATAATAGTCCGGATTCCCACCAGTTTCTACTGTATATTGATTGGCTTTCATGTCACCTCATGTCCACATTGCTGACATACGTATTTTGGTTTGATAATTTCTACAATTTTCTCAACAAATTTTGGACGTTGTACTATTACGTCCTTTAATACAGGAACGATAACTTCTTTCTCAACCTCTTTGTATACAACTTTTGGTACGTTCACAATATACGGAACTTCCTTGACCTTAGGAACTTCCCTATCTACATAAACAATTTTCTCAACGATCTTAGCGTCCGTAACTATTTTAGGTACTGTTTTATACTTTGGAACCTCAACTATTTTAGGCACATACCTAGGTACGCTAACAACTTTTTCAACTTCTTTGATAACAACTTTCTCCGTTACGACCTCAACCTCTTTAACGATAGGCTTCTCTATGATAACCTCTTTGAATACAGGCTTTGGAATAATAACCTCTTCAAACTTAGGCTCTTGGATAACCTTTTTAATAATGGTTACGGTCTTTTCTTCTCTGACCTGATCACGAGGCCCTTTAGCAAAACCTGCCATATTATCCTCCTTAAAGTTCTTGAACAGCTAATTGAGCTGTTAGTGTGACAGCATTAACTGCGTTATTACTTGTTGCAATAATTTTAATAAATCCCGCTGCTTCTGGTGCAAAATCAAGTACGTCAACGGCAGTAATATTCGCGCCAATCGTTGCTGGAGAAGTAGGCGTAGTATATGTTCCGTCAGCACTATTACTTAATTTATATGTGAAGGTAAAGTCTGGGTTAGTCCCAGTTAATACCAACACACATAGAGCCATCGCATTAGACTTACCTATATCTATAGCTTCTGACGTAGCCGCTGTTGATTTAGCGATAGATAACGCATCAAAGATACGTGTTGTTTCCATTCGAGACATACTTCCCTCCTTATAATTCTTGAACAGCTAATTGAGCTGAAAGAGTAGCTGTGCCGCCATTGTTATTAGTGGCAGTTATTTTAATAAATGCCGCTGCTTCCGGGGCAAAATCTAAGACGTCTACCGCCGCAATATTCGCTCCAATAGTAACTGGAGCTGCCGGTGTTGTATATGTCCCATCACGACTGCTGCTCAACGAATATGTAAATGTTATGTCAGGTGTTGTTCCAGCTAGAGCTGTAAGATGTAACGCCATCGCATTAGCCTTGCCTATATCTACTGCTGCTGATGTTACATCAGCCCCTGTAGTTATTGCTTGAGCGGTCCATAATTGTACTGCAAGCATGTGTGTGCTCATCGAGCCCTCCTCTTTAATTCCATTAACCCTCCGGCTAACGTCTTTGTTGCGTTGTTAAATTTAAACATATTATCTTCTAAAACCGATACTCGTATCCACAATGTTACAAACCCAATTATGATAAAAACTGTAATAATTTTATGTATCATGTAATTATTATGGCTTGTGTTCCGCCAATAGCAAAAAAAGCAGGTGGGTCGTCCTCTGTTCCTGTTCCACCTCTGTATATATTCTTAACATCTTGTATTGTTAATGCTGCATTTTGATAGTATCTAAAATCATCAATTCTTCCATCAAAATAAGCAGTATTGCCACCACTATTTGTATTTAAACAACCTATGCGTCCATTATCCACACCTGCTATATCTGAAATCCAAGCTGTTTTATCTGTGCTATCTGTAAATGTTCCAGCATGAGCTATACCATTAAGATAAAAAGTCGGCTCTGTGGCATTATGTGAAACTACAAAATGTAAATTTGTACTGATTGGAGCTACAGTTGTTGAAGATTCCCAAACCCATTTATTAGCACCGCCTGTATAAAATTGTATATAAAACTTATCTTGTGTGTTTTCTCTTTGTATTAATAAATAACTATTTGCATCTGTGTCTGCAAATGCAACTAATGTACCAGCAATATCAGAATCTGCATTTACCCAAAAAGCAAGCGAGCCTGATGTATCAGAAGCAATATCTACTTCAAGAGCATCTATATTTATATATTCTGTGCTTGCAGCAGTTAGCTGTAAAGCATCATTTATTACCCCTGTTACTGATAAATTACTTGTATTGGTTGATGCTGTTCCGTTATTACTTCCGCTACCAGTATCAGCAACAGTAGTATTTGCTGCATCGTCATTACATTTATAATGTGCATAAGCACTTGGTGTAGCCATTAGACTTTAATCACTTTCAAGTTAATTAAACAAGTTGTAGCATTATCATTTGCGTCTACATTAAAGCGCAATGTGTCTCCAGCTGCGACTGAAACAGTCCAACTTGTTAAAGTAGCGTCTTGATCTTTATCAGACGCAGATGTTCCTGGCACTGCCGCTGCTGTAATACTATCTGCATTAGTAGGCGGATAATTAGCGTAAGTGTCTTTCCAAATATCTACTGTTGTAGTTGCGCTTTGGTCTAGTAACATAGTTACTCGTTGAATTGTGCACGCAAAAGGTACTTCAATGTCTCCTTTAATACCTGTAGTAATAGCTACCCCACCTCCATCTATAAAAAATCCTATACTAGATGTTCCTAATTCAGACACATCAAGAGTAGTTGTCCCATCAGAAAAATCAGCTGCTTGCACAGTATTATCAAATGTAAAAGCGCCAGTCCCCATTGATCCAGCTAAAATACCTGCTGCTGGAACACCTGTAAAATTTGTTCCTGTAAAAGTAGGCGTTGCGCCTGACACAACACTCTGGTCTATATAAGAATGGTTCGTACCATTAGAAGTTCTATGTGTTGTATTCAATGCAGCAGCATCGGCATTAACTTTCATCTGTGTGTCTATAGCATCAGTACTTGTATTTACCGTTGCGCCCCAATCTTTCTCATCAACAGCAGGCTTATATAGACTATAATTAGTTGTGTTTGACCCCATTAGATTCCTCCCTTAGTTCGTGAACATTCTATCCACCCTGTTGATGGGTCTCCCCAACCTGAACTTCCCCAAAAATCTCCCCAACCATATGCATCTAAATCCGTATTATAAACTAAAGTTATAGAATCTCCATCTGTCAAAGTAAATTCTCTATTGGCATTAAGACGTACAGCACCAGTATCGCTTAATTGAATTGTATTTGTATTTGAAGTTCCGGTAAGGGTGAGTATGTCGCCTTGAAGACCAGCAACAATTTGAGGTTCTGCGGTTATATCTATGGCTCCGCCGTCGCTAACTACTTGCATGTAGAAATTACGACGTGACCCCTCGTGAGTGTATTCACGCGATTGGCTTAATGCTGTGATCCCTGTAGCAGCGCTTATAGTAAAGATGGTCGGGGTATTAACAGCTGTTGTTGTAGTGCTGTTGTCTCTCGGAGACATCCACCGAGGATTGGGCTGCTTGATCTTTTTTAGATTGTCTACACAATCATGGTAAAGGAGCATCCCACGCTGACGTTTTAACTGGTCTTTTCTATAATCAAATCCACATCGGTCACAGGTATATTTCTGTAACGAACTTCGTGACATTGATTATCCTTATACTTTAATCGCCTCTTTAGGACGGTTCTCTATAAGACTATCACGTTGTGCTTCCAAGATCTTCCTTGTACGTGTAAGAATTTTCGTTCCGCCCAATTCTAGAGCACGCTCCGTATAGCGTAAAGCGTGATTTCCCTGTCTCCTATAAATATGCGCAATGGCTAAATTCGCCGCTACTTCATATGAAGGGGTGTTTGCCTCTGTTTCTAAATCTTCAGCCTTCCTTAATAAGGTATATGCTGTATTAATCTGATCGCCTTGAGGCTCTCCTAAATAATGACTTGCTAAATTTGAATATGTTAATGAATGCTTTGGAAAATTTTCTGTGTCGTTTTTATGTAACGCTTCAATATTCTTATAGGCCGGTGTATAAAGAATTGTTCTATAAACAAAAAACGTTAAAAATGCTGTGTACACGTACGGATGCGCGTATGATAATACGATACACACTCCTATAAGAGGAAGTTGTAGGTATCTCTCAGCTGTAAATTGCCCCAACACTTTTAGCTGAATGAACGGCATTATCGTACAACAGAAAAATATAGTTGCAAATGCATCAATATATAGGCCTAATCCTAAAGCAACCACTAATAAGAAAGAACAAACCCAAAATTTCAAATCAAAGCAATCGTATCCTTCGTCCCAGTTCCTATAAATCCCATTTCCATACTCTCGAAAAAATCCTAACTTAATTGGCGCAAATGCTAGAGCTAAATAAAATACTAATAGTCTAGGCACACGTCCAAATGTTTTCAGCGTAGTCTTCTGATCTGATGTCGCTGGCGCGTTCAATCGTACCTGTATACCCGTCGTCCAACGCTTACTCCTAAAAAACAATGCTAATGGGACAAACCACGTTAAGCCTAAAGGACTCGTAAACAAAAATATAAAAGGTATTCCAATAGCTGTGATCGTTGAATGGCACGCTACTCCGTAAATAAACGCACTACTCGCCACTCCTACCCATCCGCCAATCTTTAACAATAAATACAGTCCAATAAGCGTGAAATAATTTGTCGTAGAATAATAATTGCCTGTTACCCATACTGCCGCTGTGACGCCTATTGGGTGGGCCGCAAATAACAATCCTGCCTTCCATCCCCATAACATTGATACCAATGTAGCGTTTACCGCGTGCATTGACACCATAAAGAAACGATACTTCTTACTAGGCTTCATCCTATAAAAATCATTAGTAGGCGCGTAATCTGGGACATCGTACAAATATCCGTCACGCTTTACATTATCGTCAATCACATAGCTATAACCTAAAGTACGAAGATACAACAAATATACCAAACACGCGCCTAATAATATCATTACGTTCTTTTTATTGTAATTCCAGCAACTCCAGAAAATGCTGTTCCGGAAGTAATTCTAGCAACGCTCAATGAATTAGCCGTAGTAACTGCTACAGATGCTTCGCCTGTTCCTTGCTGTACGCCACCAGCGACGCCTGCGGAAGTCAACGTGACTGTTCCAACAGTCGTTCCAGCAGAACCAATTTTCACTATCATTGTACCAGGAACTGCAGGTAGTGCTGCGTCCTGTACAAAAAAGACAGCTTCAACTGTTCCAGCAAAAGGGACTACACCATACGTAGATCCAGCTGCAGATGAGCTGGCAATTACAATTGCTACAACGTCCTCTGATCCAACAATAACTCCATCTTCGTTCATATAATTGGAATCGTCAACACCTACGCCATAAGGAAATTTTGTTATTGGCATTTTGTACTCCTTCCTGCCCCGACGAGTTGAACGCCGGCTTACACCGCCCGTGACAAGGTTGGGGAAGAGGGTCGCTTAGCGTCCCCCTTCCCTATATTACTAAGCTCCCGCAGACTTATAAACGCCCATCGGGTAGTTACATTCACTTGAAATTCTGAAACTGGTCTTGAACTTTGCATCTCCAGTTTCAAAATCACCATCTTTAGCAAACTTTACTTTCCTTCTCAAGAAAGTAATCAATGGATTTTGTTCCGCTAACAAGAACCAAGCATTTGCGTCCGTTAGATACGGATCAACAATAACTTTCAAATTCCTGCTTTGGAGAGAGTTAATTGTGTTGTTCGCTGACTCTGGGTCATGCGTAGAATTCAATAACTCTTTTGCGTCAAACTCAAGCTCAGCCGGGATCAAAAGAGTCGTCGGCTTAATTACTTGTTGTTTACCGCGGTCGTCCGTTGTCTCTTCGATGTTGAGAATAGCTTGCTTCAAAGAAGCAGATGCTAAGTCAGCAGCTGGAGTTAACAAGTTAGACCATGTACCGCCGCCAAGCTTTGTATGGGTGTTATAGAAAATAGCATTCCCATCACCAGCTGTTTTGGTAGTACCGTTATACAGATCGTGAACCAAAACTTCAATTGTTTCACGAGCGCTTCTTCCTAATTCCTTTGTCATATCAGACATCTCTGTAGGAATGTCTGGATAAAGAGAGTCTTCAATCATCTCTTCAGTGATACGACAACCTAGTGCATAGGTCTTATGCACCCATCTCTTAGTTGGACCTTGGATGAAATCATCATATGTGATTCCTTCACCTTCAGGTTTCTCGGCTAAGAGGCCAAGTCCTGCGTAATATGCTGATTCTTCGTAAGCTCGTCTCGAATTCTTCATAGTAGAGACAGTTGAGTAATACGGCTGTCTTTCCTTAAAAGAAGTGGTCATAAAAGAGAACAAGCCAGGAACAATCGCTTTGCTAAACAATGATCTATTCATGGTTTATCTCCTTTATACTCCAGCACCAACGATGCCTTGAAGTGCTTGATGCATATTAATTTTACAGATCCAGTCACAATTAGCGATTCCAATTGAGTTGTCTGGTCTGTCCTGTGGCCTGATTAAACGGATATTTTGCGCTGCTTCTCCATCGGCAGTAGCTGAATCATCCAGCTCCCATCCGCTTCTCCATGAAACGGTACTTCCGGTTGCAGAAAGCAACGGAATATTTCCGTTACAATCATCCTCACCCAAATAGGATGTGTCTCCATCACCTTGACAAACAAAAAGTTGATCAGGGTGATCTGCTACTGTAATATATCCTTCACCTACGTGTCCAGAATCCCAATATGCCAAAGGAACTTTATTTTCGTCCATAATACTGACGATAGAACCTAAGATATAATTAGTTGATCCTGGCGTCGCAATCTCAATATCTCGTCCGGTAGCAATAGCTACAACGGGATCACCGATAAAAAGATCTTGCGCATACGCAGATACACATTTATATTCTCGAGCAGAAAGAAGAGGGCCGATTGGTTCTAGACCGCGAGGTCTATCTACATTAGCCATACTATCTCCTTAGTTAAAAGTCTTTACCTTCAATTAAGCCTTCACCATCGTCTTCTTCACCCGAATCTTTCGGTGTGTAGAATCCGCGTTGCTCATCGTTTGGTAAATCTTTGGTGTAATGCTTGACTAGAGCTGCGCTCTTTTTTGCAGGCGCTTCTTCACGCTCTTTGCCAAGTGCTTCAGTCGCGAATGCTAGAAGCATCCCTCCTTGTTCCACTGCACCATGATCTTTAAAACGATGTGCCTTTATATATGGGGAATTAATGCGAGTGCACAACGCCCATATACTACTGTTTAACCTTGCCTCGATGTTTTTCTTGTTCAGCCATCTGAATCTGTACTTAACACCATGTAAAGGTTTACACTCTTCTGGCAACTCAAGAAGATTAAAACGAGCTAATGTTTTTGTCGAAAAATCAGCAACGCTTTTTGGCTGTTCTTTAACTAGCTCAGCAATGTGCGATTCTTCTTTCGACAGATTAACTTGTTTAGGCGTAACCGCCGTAGTTACGTCCTTCTCTTCTTGGATAGGTTCTTTCTTAGGCTCTTCGGCCTTTATATCTTTTTCGGGTTTCTTAGTAGCGCTCATGTGGACACCTCATCTTTCTTAGCGGATTTGCTTAACTTTTGTTTATTCTTTGCATATTCCTTTGGGTCAATATCATGGAATTTACAAAACTCCATCTCATCCTTACTAACGACGACTTTATTACTGTCGCCCGTTCCCGTTCGTCCGCTTCCTTTATTAAGCACAATCCTATTCTGCCTACTAGCTTCTCGCTTTGCGCCTGCGCGCTCTGCGGATCGAATATCTTCCCGTTTATATCCTAATGTGCTCTCCATATACTCTTCCATATCTTTCATGGCATATATGGGTCCTTTCGGATGAGCTAAATAATCAGGATTTTGTTCTAAAATATTTAAGTAAATCTTAGCTTTTTCGCTACTGTTGTCATTTAATTCTGGATGAACCGCTAAGACCTTTTGCTTCGCTTCAGTTAACGTTGTTTCTGCTTTAGTAGTCTTCTGCTGTTGTGTATAAATACTCTTCGCATTCTGGATACTTCTAAGATCAACTGCTTTTTTCCAATCTGTCTGCGCTAATTTATCCCATTCCTCATCAGTTTTAGGTACACCATCTGGCGCCTCTTGTGCAATTGGTGCAATTGGTGCAGCCGGGCGAGTCTGTAGCTCTGAAACAGTCTGATTAAGCGTACTAACAGAGTCTTTTAATTCTTTATTCTCGATACGCATTGTAGCAAATGCTTTATTCCTATCTTTTTCCTCCCGTTCTTTCTTCTCGTCTTCTTCTTCTAGATCAACTTCTATTTCTGCGGGCTCGTCTTCAATTGGATCTTCATCCTCAATAATTATATCATCATCAGGATCTTCCTTAATTGGATTTCCATCTTTGTCGTATTTCATAATTCCCTCCACTTAGTATTTGATTGTGGGATTCTCTGTTTTATCCTTCATCTGTGCATCATAGATACGTAATGCTTCTTCTATACCTATCTGCGTACCTTCTAGCAGTAATCCAGTATCCTTATCGCACTTCTGGAGTGCCAAGCGTTGTTCCCTGCGTCTGGTTCGTAGCCGCTGCTTGAGCTGGATTAGCATTTCCTGAAAGACCTTGTTCCCCTGCAGAACCTGCAGGTCCTGCTTGCGTAGTTGCTCCTCCTCCGGTGTCGCCATTTTCTTGTCCTCCCTTTTTCCCCTGTCCTTGGAACTGCATAAGAAGCATCATCATATTCTTATGCTCTTCAATATGCTTCGTAAGAATTTGTACAGTTTCTTTGGGCCATGTTACAATTTCAGGTGCCTGTAACGCTCCCATATGGACTACAAGATGCTCCAAATGATTCTCCTGAGGTTCTGCAGAAATCACTCGCCCTTCTCTAATAATAGTCTGTTCCTCAGTTGGATCGCTGGTCTCTTTCTGTGTGGGAGGTGCTCCGATCCATTCCTTCGGATTTTCCCCATATGCCTTAAACACTTCTGCAGTAGCGTGGTACAGATGGTTCACAGAGCCTACAACCAAGGGGTTTCCTCCCATAACAAATTTATCGTAGAGGACCGTAGCCAACTCACGCATTGTAGCCGCGTCTCCAAAAGCTGCATTCGGTTCTAGATAACTGTCCATTTCGGTCATAAACGCAGCTTTAACATCTTCACTTGTCTCAAAGATCGGCTCATTATCTTCACCAAGAATTCTTTTTTCTAGCCCATCCGGCATATTTAAAAAGCATAGATCAAAAATCTGAGTTAATATATCCGCAACTCCATCACGCATATTCATCCCAGGAAGATTAAATCTAGCTTCAGCAGAATTCATAATAGCACTGGTTCTCGTAGCTGTTCCTGATCCTCCAACTATTTCACTCTCTTTACCCATCACATAGCTTGACGCTGCCGTCAATCTTTCTACGAATTCCAACACAAGACGTATCGCCATGATCAACCGTTCAATTGGTACACTCATGTCGGGGAAATACACGTTTTGTGATGGATTAGTCACCGGATACATCGCCCGTGGTTTCGCCACATGTTCGTCGGGATTGTAATCACTATTAGGATCATAAAATCCCCACTTCATGATACCTAATGTGTTTGCATCTTGTAACTGTCTAAAGCAAGCGTCTATTTCTTCTGCAAGAGGCTTCACTTGTTCCAGAACACCGATGCCTAGTAACTTAAACATTCTATTTATAAAATTTGTTTGTACAATTGGTCGTACCCCTCTTCTAGAAATAGCAGAAATTGGGTACCCTTGAAGATATATCTCATCACTTATAGCGACTCTTACTGCTATCTCTTCTGGAAATCCATCTCTATTAGCATCATAAGGTCCGTACCATGTCATACACTCTACTAGTGTATTACGTCGTTTTGCTGTAAGAGATGCAATTTTTTCAGCTTTCTCTAATTCAGAGCCAAACTTAGTAATTATGCTCTTATCTACAGCTTCTTTTAATTTATCGTCAATATTAACAACAACACCTTCACGCTGCTCTTGCTCAAGCTCATGGTAGTAATAATCTTCTAATTTAATGATAGGCTCTTTTTGAATATCAGTACACCCAGGTTGGGTGAGAAGTTTTGTAAGCGGTATGTTCTTTACAGCTGGTTTTTCATCAACGCTGAGCATACGTGCCTCAATAGTTATAGGCTCTCCTGTTGTAGGATCTGCTTGTGGCGCTCCATTTTCATCGACAACTTCTTGTTGTGTCGTTTGCCCTAAGTCTCTTTTCTTGACATACCAATACGGCTCTGTGAACACAGTACCAAGACTAATACAACTTCGTACTGTTTCGAGCATATCGCGTCGTATTTTCATCCAAACCACTAGCACCCATCGCATGATATCATTCACCGC